AAAAGATCAGGGGTAGGCTGCAACGCCGTTGGTGACGCGGGCGACGATGGCCGAGGCCTCCGCGCCGTTGTCGTAAAAAGCCGAGAACGGCAGATCGACCAGCAGCCCCTGGGGCTGGGCGGCTTCCACCGAGTTCCACTCGTAGAAGACCTCCTGCAGCTCGAACTCAACTACCGAGCTGGCCCCGCCGGTGATGGTGAGCTTTAGGCCGGTCTCGGTCATCGCTGCGGCCTTGTCGAGCAGGGTTGTGTCCTCAAAAAGGGTCTGGAGCCGGCCGGTGACCTTGACGGTCCCTTCGGGGATGGCCCCCAACACGCCGCCGCCGCCGATCACGTACTGGCCGGTATCCAGGCCGAACTCGACCGCGAGGCTCATGAGCCTGGCGTTGGTGAGCGCAGATCCGCCCTCGGTGATGGCGGCCTGAAAGTTGTTGACCCGCGCGAGCGAGACCGCCGTGGGCGAGGCGTCGAAGGCCGCGGCCTGAAAGCTGTGGTCCGCGCCGACCAGGTTGAGCGGCATGACCAGCTCGCCGTCGCCGCCCACCTCCAGCGAGAAGCCGGCGACTTTGCAGCCCAGGAAGCGCGTATATTTGTCCGTGGCCAGATCCAGGAAAGCGCCCTCCAGGGTGAGCGAGGGCATGGTGTCGCCGATCTTCCACTCGTGGACGTAGGGGCCGGCCCCGGTGACCGTGGAGGCCCCGAACATGGCCCGGAGCCAGTAGGGCAGCGCGAGCGAGTCGACCGGCACCACGACCGGGCCGGCGACGGACTTGTTGCCGGCGAAGGGCATGGGCGGGTTGCGCGTGCCGATCAGGGTGGCGGCGGTATTGAGCGCGCGGCTGCCCTTTAATCCAAAGCTGTTGACCGGCAGCTGGTAGCCGTCGGTCGCGGCGGTCTTGAAGGTGCTCTCGTAGCCGAGCAGCAGCTTTAGGGTCGAGCCTTTTTGGACAGGCATGGTCTCCTCCTATAACGCCAGGCGGTCCGCGCCCAGCACATAGTCCTCGGTGATCGCCAGCGGTAGCCCGGCCACAAAGAACGGGAAGCTCTCGATGGTTTCGAAGGCCGGTTCCAGCATTTCGAGCAGCGCGTTGCCCAGGTCGGAGGCCTGCACCGCCCGGATGGCGAGCTGCATAAAGTCGATGATGTTTTGCACCCCGGCGTACTCGGTAATGGAGTCGTCGGCGTAAATGCGGAGGCTCTCGTCGTAGAGGCATAGCTCCAACTGGAGCTGGGCCAGCTTGCGGGTCTGGCCGGTGCCGAGGCGCAAAATCTCCGGGTAGAGCGCGACATAGGGGCAGTCGGCCGCGCCGGGCGGGTTGCGCAGGTCGTAGTTGATAAAGATCCGCTGCTTGCGCCCGTAGGCCGCCTGCGCCCAGGCGGTGAGGGCCGCGTCATCGGCCAGGGCCTCGGCGAACGTGCGCAGGGTGGGGACGATCTGGATCATGGCACCGGCCGCTCGTTTCTGATGAGGTTAAGGGTCCAGGTGTGCGTATCGGCCCCGGCGAGCGAAAGCACCGACCAGGTAAGGCCGCCGACGGCGACCGTATCCCGGTAGGCCCAGGCCGGCACGTCCGCACGCCGGACGTGGAGGGTAGCCCGCGCCATGACGGACCCGGTGCGGTGATCCGCGTCCGGGTTGTACTCGACGTGGCCGCGAATGGCCGCGCCGTTGTAGGTGACCGCATCCGTCATGTCCGCGCCGAACCAAGTGGTCATGGCGCGGGCGATCTCGTCCGAAAAGCCCATACTGAAAATCCCCCCCAGCCCCCTTTTCCAAAGGGGGAGGGTTTTTACGCCACGACGATGTACTGCACATAAACGCGGAACTTGCCGGTCAAAAGCGCGTCCACGGCGACCACCGCGACCACGCCCTTGGGAGTGGAGGCCACCAGGATGGACTCGGCGATGGTGGCGAAATCCGGCACGCCCTGGAGCTTGGCCCCGGCCGTGAGGCTGGCCTTGGCCGTGGCCCCCAGCACGTCGCCGGCGCTGTTGATCTGGAGGGCCACGGTGGCCAGGCCGGTGGCGGTGATGGCGGTCTCGACGTAGACAAATGCGTTCAGCACCAGGGCGCCGATCGGCAGCTTGCCGCCGCGCAGGGTGATGTTGCCGATTGCGCCGCCTTCCTTGGCAAAGTCGTATTCGAACTCGGCTACTCTGAGGGCGGGCTCAACACCTAGCTTCATGCTCATGACATTCTCCCTTGTTTGGGCCAGGGGTAGCCGGCCTCCCCCTAGCGCTGGCGACAATTGCTGCCGGCCGCCTTGTGGTTGTGGTGGAGCGGGTTGGGTGTGTCGATCACCCGGAGGCCCGCTGGTCGCGGGCTCCGCCGCCGGGCTCCCCGCTCGTTATCAGCTCGGGCCGGCGTTCTTAACCAGGCCGCGCCAGTCGAGCGCCTTGGCGCCGCACTCGATCCGGACTTTGTACTCGACGCCGTCGACCGACCAGCCCTGCTGGGTTTCGAGGTAGGGCGTCTGCTTGCCGTCCAGGAAAAAGACGTTGACGGTCCGGCCCTTGCGCGCGGCGAGGTACCAGGCGTTATTGTCGGCGTCGTCCAGGCGCGCCTCGTAGACGCGCGTGAAGTAGCTGCCGGCGTAGGGGTTAACGCGGGTCGATGCCATCGAAGAATCGGTTGCAATGGTATTGGTGTCGCTGAACCGCTCGGAGCGGAAGAAGACCTCCGCGGAGCCTTCCAGCGCGGCCGGCGCGATGAAATACTCGGGCCGGATGTTGAGCCGGGCCTTGCCGGCGGGGCCTTTCTGGATTTTCATCGCCAGGATCGCGGCCGTAATCGAGAGGGTGCCGACATCCGCCCCGGTGGGCAGGTTGCCGTGGTTCGCGTGGAACAGGGCGACGCCGTCGCCCATCGCGGCGTTTGCGGTCAGGACCGCATAAACCACATCGCCGATCTTACGCTTGGCGGATTCACCGTGGTCCCTGGGGATGTTGGTCAGGGCCGAGAGGTCGTCATTGATGATGGCCTGGCGGGTGATGGCGAACAGCCGGCCGTAGGTGGCGATGGCATACTGCTCCTGGGCCTCGGTGCGCTCCCCGTACTTGTAGGGGCTGCCCTCGGGAACCTCCAGGAGGTCGTCGGCCTCGCTGATGCGCGGCAGGTAGTGGATTTTGAAGTCGGACACCGAGCCGGTGCCGACCCACACGCTCCAGGTCTCCTCGGCGAGGTCCCAGCCGTCGAAAAGCGCCTTGTTGGCGACGTTGGCGAGGAGGTAGGGGAAATCGGCGGCGACCAGCGCTCGGCCGACCATCTCCATGCGGCTGCCGCCGGTGGGGAGTCCCGCCATACGCAGGCAATGCCGGGCGAGCTCGGAAAGGGTCCAGCCGGCCAGGTCGCGGGCGCCGGGGACGATTTTGTCCTCGGGCTTGATGGCCGCGCGCAGCAGGAGCGCGTCCTCGGCGGCTGCGCGGAACTTGTCGCGCTCGTCGGCGATGACCACGGCCGGGGCCGGGATCTTTGGGCTGCGCTGGGCGAGGGTGTCGAGGACGCTCTTGCGGGCGGCCGTGACGCTCACGCCGTTTTTGATGAAGCCGTCGGTGGTTTCCTGGGGGATCTCGAATTGCCGGCACATGGCGTCGATCTCCAGGACCCGGTCGCGCTCCTCGCCGGTCGCGGCCTGGCGGATATGGTCCGCCTCAACGGCCGTGCGCTCCTGCGGCAGCAGGCTTTCGGCGTTTTGGTTAAGGAAGGCCCAGGCCTCCTCATCGGTGGCGGTTTCGGCAAGGCCGCGAGCGATCAGGGTCTTGCGTAGTGCAGCGCTCATCTTCATGGTACTTTCCTCCGTGGTCGTGTGGTTTGGTTTTGCCTCAGGTTTGGGGATCTCGGCGGCGCTGCGGGCCTTGGCCAGCTCGTCGGCCCCGACAGGCACGACCGAGAGCTCCTTGGGACGCCAGCGCGAGGTCACGCGGAGGGGGCCTTTGAACGTGCGGCCTCGTATGACCGCGCTCTCGCCCTCCGGAATCCAGGTGGACTCGACCTGCCGGTAGCCGACGGAAAAATCGGTGATATGGCCCTCGCGGACCTTGACCCAGGGCGACTCGGCCTCGGCGACCGAGCTAAAGAACGCCCGCCCCAGAAGCTGGCCGCCATCGACGCGCATGTCGCGATAGCTGCCGAGCGTGCTGGCGGTGGTGCCGCGCTGGTGGGTGTCCTGAAGCGGGATCTGGCGCGTGCGCGGGAGCTCGCAGCCGTCCATGAGCAGAACCTCCCTGACCACCTCCCAGCGCTCGAAGTCGTAGACCTCGACCGGCTCCTCGGTGGCGCCCACCACTTCAACCGAGCGGGTTTCGGCGTCCATGCTGGTTGGACCTTCGGCGCGGACCGGGATCGCGCGGTAGGTCAGGCTTTCGCCAGATGCGCGCGTTTTGATGTCAGTCGAGGTGGAGAAACAAAGCCAGGGCGTTTTCATGCATGGTCTCCGGTAAGGTAGTCGTGTAGCAGTGGCAGGATCGCCGCTAATTTGCGCTGGTCTTCAAC